TACAACGAAGCAACAGGGCGTTTAACTGAGCGTGTTAATGAGGAAAAACCGTTATGAAAACTAGATATGATCAAATGAAAGAGAGTTGTGAGGCTTTCCATAAAGAGCACCCAGAAGTTTGGGATCTTTTTTGTAAGTTTGCTTTTGAAATGATAGATAGAGGGTTTAATAATTATTCCAGCAAAGCTATTTTTGAAAGGATAAGATGGGAAAAAGATGTAGGAGGCGACGGAGTGACTCAATTTAAATTGGGCAATAATTATCCAGCCTTTTATGCTAGAGCTTTCATGAAAAAATATCCTGAACACGCTGGTTTTTTTCGTTTAAGAGAGCAAACAAGCAAGAAGGAAAAAGCTTCTTTACTTCCTGAATTAACGCCTAATGATTATAGAGAGGTTAGTTTGTTGTGAGATGTATAGCGTGTGACGTAGAGCTAACAGACTATGAAGCAACCAGACGCTTCAGTAGAAGTGGTGAGTTTGTTGACTTGTGCAACAGGTGCTTTGCTGTTACGCTCGATACAGCAGACGTAATAGATCGACAAGATCTTAGGACACTAGCAGACATAGAGGAGTTATACGACGATGAGCAAGATTGGACAGTGGATTATTGAGAAGGATGCACAGCGTGAATACCACGAAACATTCAGTCATGATCCAGAGAAGGAAGAATTAAATGACACCTACTTCGAGTACGCTTTATTTGGACATCGAAACAAACTTGGATCACTCAACGATCTGGTGTGCAGTTACGAAGGTGAACAAAGAGATCCTCGTTCATACCTCACCCGACACTTTGAAGAAATCTTTGGAGAAAGCCCATGAAATTGTTGGACATAATCTTATCGGATTCGATGTGCCTGTTCTTAGCAGGGTGTGGGGTGTTGACGTATGTCCTTCTCGTGTTGTGGACACTCTCTACCTCTCCAGACTATACAACCCTAGTCAAGACGGAGGGCATAGCCTACGAAACTGGGGTAGTATACTGGGAGGAGCAGGAAAAGGAGACTTCACAGACTTCGACGGTGGACTCACAGCAGAGATGATTGAATACTGTGTTGCTGACGTTGAGTTAACAGCACGTGTACATGAATGGCTTATGTTCCAGTTAAATCAAGAGAACTTTAGTCAGCAGTCAATAGACCTTGAGCACAAGGTAGGTTGGATTCTGTCTGAGCAGGAGCGCAACGGGTTTAAGTTAGACGTTGAGTACGCAACACAGCTTGTCGTTGATATGATGAGTGAGATGAACAGCATACAAGCACAGCTACAAGAGATGTTCCCGCCTATCGTTGAAGAAAGATACTCAGACAAGACAGGCAAACGTCTCAAGGATAAGGTAACAGAGTTTAATCCTGCCTCACGACAGCAGATTGCTGAGAGATTGCAGAAGGTAGGCGTTAAGTTCACAAAGAAAACAGAGAAGGGTAACATCATCGTTGATGAGAAGGTTCTCGAAAGCATAGACAGACCAGAGGCTAAGTCTATTGCACGATACATGATGTTGCAGAAACGCACAGCGCAGATCGAGTCATGGCTTAAAGCAGTCAAAGACGATGGTCGTGTTCATGGTCGTGTTATAACCAACGGTGCAGTTACTGGTCGCATGACACACCAGAGTCCTAACATGGCTCAGGTTCCGGCAGTCTCTGCACCCTACGGTACTGAGTGTCGTAGCTGTTGGACTGTTGATGAAGGTAACGTACTGGTGGGCATTGATGCCAGTGGTTTAGAACTGCGTATGCTCGCACACTACATGGATGATGAAGACTATACCAATGAAATCCTCAACGGCGATATTCACACAGCTAATCAAAGAGCAGCAGGACTTGAGAGTCGGCCTCTTGCGAAGACTTTCATTTATGCGTTTCTGTATGGGGCCGGAGATGCTAAGATCGGAGCTATCGTTGGAGGAAATAACATTACTGGAAGAAAACTTAAAGACACATTTTTATCTAACACGCCGTCTCTTGAAAGACTTAGAGGAGATACTCTCAGAGAGGCTCAGGCAGGCGTCCTTGTTGGACTCGATGGACGCAAGCTCAGAGTCAGATCAGAACACGCCGCTTTGAATACGTTACTGCAAGGCGCAGGTGCTATCGTTATGAAACAAGCACTGGTACTCTGTAGCGAGCAACTCAAGAACATACCCCATCGCTTTGTTGCCAACGTCCACGACGAGTGGCAGATTGAAACACCCAAGCATTATGCAGATACTGTTGGGCGTATAGGTGTACGCTCAATCAAGAACGCTGGACAGACACTCAGCCTACGGTGTCCGTTAGACGGCGAATATAGAGTAGGCAACAACTGGGCTGAAACCCATTGACACGTTGCAGTTTACGTGTTATAATAGTATGTGTAGACAAACTTAAAGGAGAAACGTATGTCTAACAAACCTGCACCCATCACCGTTAAAGGTAATATCTTTTGGTGTGAACGCAACAAGAAGAACCGATACTCTGACAAGTATCAGATTGTTCTTGGTAACCTGTCCGACAAAGCCGTCGAAGCCTTTGAACAGATGGGCATCGCACCATCTAACAAGGGTGATGATCGTGGCTTCTTCATTACGATGAAGTCTAACAATCCAATGAAAGTCACTGACGCTGATGGATCTGAGATTCCAGATGAAGTGCTCATTGGTAACGGATCAGAAGCAGTAGCAGTGGTAGGCTACTATGATTGGTCTGTTGGTACTGGTCGGTCGCCTTCGATGATCAAGATGAAGGTAACTAATCTTGTTGAGTACACCGACAACACCATCGCAGAAGAGGCTGCTCTGTGATACTCGTTGACGGTGATGTCATTGCATATCGCTGTGCTTTTAAGTGCGAGAACGAGGAAGAAAACGCTGCCTGTTACACAACGGGCAGTTACCTCTCCGAACTACTGAGCAACCTGTTCATGTTGATCGAAGAGGAACACCCTTACAAAGTCTACCTTACTGGTAAGGGTAACTTCCGTAATGACATTGCCGTCACTGCTCCCTACAAGGGCAACAGAAAAGATAAAGAGAAACCGTTTCATCTCGATGCAATACGGGAGTATCTTATCTCTGATTGGGCTGCTGTTGTCAGTGAAGGTGAAGAAGCAGACGACTTGATTGCTATTGAACACAGCAAACAAGAAACGCCCATCATAGTCAGCACTGACAAAGACTTCGATCAGCTAGCTGGCTTTCGTTACAACCCCAACTCCAACGAACTATTCCACATCTCAGAGGAACGTGCTACTCGATTCTTCTACCAGCAAATCCTTATGGGCGACCGCGTTGATAACATCATTGGTATCAAAGGCATTGGTCCTAAGAAGTCTGAAGCCATGCTGGAAGGTCTCAGTGAGATAGAGATGTACAACCTGTGCGTTGAAAAGCTAGGGGAAGAACGTGTGCTAGAGAACGGTAGACTTCTCTGGTTACGCCGTGAAGAGGGACAACTATGGGAGCCACCTGTTGAGAAGGACTAGACACAACGTGCCTGCAGGGTACGACTCGTGGTTTGAGTACGATCTATGCAAACTGTTAGGTAACTGTCAGTACCATGTTGACAGAGTAGCTTACGTGCAACGCAGGACATACGAACCTGATTTTCTTTTTGTTGACGATTATGGAAACATAACTTACATTGAAGCTAAAGGGAGGTTTAGAGATCGTGATGAGGCGAGGAAATATGTGGACGTTAAAGAGTCGCTTGGCGAGGCAGAGGAACTTGTTTTTATTTTCGCAGATCCAAGAAAGAAAATGCCACACGCCAGACGTAGACAAGACGGTACATTCTACACAATGGAAGAGTGGGCTAAGAAACATGGTTTCCGGTGGTTCACAAGCCAGACGTTGCCAAGGGAGTGGAGAGGATGAAACGACACTTAGTTATTCCTGATACGCAGGTCAAGCCTGACCAGAACCTAGAGCATCTTAGGTGGGCTGGTAAGTATGCTGCTAGCACAAAGCCTGATGTTATTGTACATCTAGGTGATCACTGGGATATGCCTAGCCTTAGTAGTTATGACATAGGCAAGAAGTCTTTTGAAGGTAGACGTTATACCAAAGACATTGACGCTGGTCTTGACGGCATGGCTATGTTCCTTGAGCCAATCAAGAAAGAACAACGCCGCTTACAACAGGGCAAGAAACGCCAGTGGAATCCAAGGATGGTATTCTTGTTAGGCAATCATGAACACCGCATCGAACGAGCAATCGAAACAGATGCCAAACTAGAAGGACTAATGGGATATGATCATCTCGCGTTGGATTATCAAGGATGGGAAACTGTACCTTTCTTACAACCAATTGTAATTGATGGCATTGCTTACTGCCACTACTTTACGTCAGGTGTTATGGGCAGGCCAGTAACATCAGCCAAACTTCTACTACAGAAGAAGATGATGTCATGTGTCATGGGTCATGTGCAAGACAGAGACATAGCCTACGGACGCAAGGCAGACGGCAACTCAGTCACTGGTTTGTTTGCTGGTATCTTTTATCAACATGACGAGGACTACTTAAACCCACAGACTAACGGATCATGGTCAGGTATCTGGATGTTAAACGAAGTTAAGAACGGTTCGTTTGATGAGCTACCTGTTAGCATGAACTACCTGCGGAGAAAGTACGGATGATAACCTTTGATGAGTTGCTGGAATACATCGCAGGTAACTACGATGAAGTAACTATTATGGAAGTGTTAGAGATTACGTCCGAAGATCTTGTCGAACGGTTTGAAGATAAGGTACGATTAAACATAGATAAGTTCGTGGAGGATTACAATGAGTATCGACAAAGCTACACCAGTTGAATGGGATTCGGTTAGAGTTATTAACAGCGATCCTGTTAATAAGCCTGACCACTACAACGTAGGTGCTATCGAGGCTATCGAGGCAATCAAAGCTAGTATGCACCCAGCAGAATTCCGTGGTTACTTGAAAGGCAACGCACTTAAATACCTTTGGCGTTACGATTACAAAGGCAAACCTGTTGAAGACTTACGCAAGTGTCGCTGGTATCTTGAGCGTCTTATGAAAGAGGTGTTAGATGAAAGTAATTGAGGGCAGCTTTGGTAAACAAGAGGAAACACAAGCTGCTTCTGATGCACTGATAGGACTTGCCGCGCTTGTTAAGACAATGGAAGATGATGGCGATTACGGTGACATCAAAGTAGCTACCGTTTTATTTGCAGAGGCTGGTGTCATACAAGTGTTATCAAATGACGGCTATCCTGACAGCGTGTACACTTTACTTGCTATGGGACAACAGTCTATCATGCATAGAATATTTGGCATCGAGGATGAAGACTAACTGCGTTAAGATCTGCAAGCTAGACGATGACATTTGCATAGGTTGTGGCAGAACAAAAGAACAGATAACCAACTGGACAAAATATACCGACGAGGAAAGGAGAGATATACTTGGACGCTTATCAACAATACATTCACAAGAGCAGGTACGCACGTTACATTCCAGAAAAGCAACGTCGTGAGACATGGCCTGAAACAGTACAACGATACGTTGACTACTGGGGTGACAAGCTAGACGACAAAGAACGTAAGGAAATCTTCAAGGCTATCCATGACCTTGATGTTATGCCTTCTATGCGAGCACTGATGACGGCAGGCAAGGCTCTTGATCGTGACAACGTAGCCGGGTTCAACTGTAGTTATATGCCAATCGATCACCCTAAAGCATTTGATGAGATGATGTACGTCCTCATGTGCGGTACAGGTGTTGGCTTTAGTGTTGAACGTCAGTACATTAACAAACTACCTGAAGTCGCGGAGGACTTCCATGAAACCGATACAGTTATTCACGTTGCCGACAGCAAAATTGGTTGGGCTAAAGCGTACAGAGAG